TAGGTGGGGGGCTGTTCCGGCGCCCCTGGGCCGGCCGCCAATAAGACCAGGTACACACAGAATCACAGCTACAACAGACAGGCGGCCCGGACCGCTATGATCAAGACCGCCAGCGCCGACACCTTCGGTTTTGACTGTGTCTGTCTGATCAAGGGGATTCTGTGGGGCTGGACCGGCGACAAGTCGAAGACCTACGGCGGCGCGGTCTACGCTTCGAACGGCGTCCCCGACATCGGAGCCGACACCATGATCGGCAAGTGTAAGAACGTGTCGACCGGGAACTGGGGGAACATGACCCCCGGCGAAGCCCTGTGGGTCCCCGGCCACATCGGCGTCTATATCGGCGACGGCCTGGCCGTGGAGTGTTCCCCGGCCTTCGAAAACGACGTCCAGATCACGGCCGTCGGAAACATCGGCAAGAAGGCCGGCTACAATACCCGGACCTGGCAGAAACACGGCCGCCTTCCCTACGTCGACTATTCCGACGCCGGCGGAAGCGCGCCCGTTGTGACCCCGCCCGCCAGCGGCGGCGAAACCGTCTACACCGTGAAGAAGGGCGACACCCTGTCCGCGATCGCGGCGAAGTACGGGACCACCTACCAGGAGATCGCCGCCTACAACGGGATCGCGAACCCGAACCTGATCCGCGTCGGCCAGAAGATCAAGATTCCGGCCGCGACCGCGCCGGAGTCCTTCGCAAAGGGGGACAAAGTGAAGGTCCTGAACGCCGTCACCTATGACGGGAAGTCCTTCAAGACCTACTATGACACCTACGACGTGATCCAGGTCAACGGCGACCGCGTCGTGATCGGCGTCGGCGCGACCGTCACGGCCGCCGTCAACGCGGCGAACCTTCGCAAAGCGTAAGCCGGCCGGAGCCGGCGGAAAGGGGGCGATCCCGTGGGCGTGAAGAAAGATGAACTGGTCCAGTGGATCGGCGGCCTGGAAGCCCTGAAAGACGACGTCCCGGAAATCATGTCCCAGATCGCCGTCGGCGAAGGCCAGTACGCCGTCCGCCAGGCGCGCCTGATCTGCAAGAACGACAGCCCGGACATCGTCAATACCGGCGACTACCGCCGGAACTGGAAGTCCGACAAGACGGCCAGGCGGAGCGGGAACCGCTTCATCGTTCGGTTTTATAATCCCCTGGATTATGCGAGTCACCTTGAACACGGCTTCCGAAGTCACTTCGTCCCCGGTCACTGGGAAGGGAACACCTTCGTCTATAACCGGGACGACCCGGAAGGCGGAATGTTCGTCGGCCCGAAGGGCGGTTACGTCCGGGGACACTTCACCATGAAGCGCGCCGCGAAACGGACAAAGGACACCCAACAGGCCAGAGTGTCCCGCAAAATCACGTGGGAGATCAACAAGCGAATGAAGACGAAGTAAGAAAGGCGGACGGGGAAACCCGTCCGCCTTTTTGCTATTTTCCGAAGGTCTTCCGCCACGCTTCTTCGATCTGGCTGTCACTTAACCCACGCCGGCGGCCGTCCCTGAACGCGGCTTCCTTCATGGACTTCAAGATCAGGTCTTCGCTGACGCTTATGTCAGACCCCGACGGTTCGGAAGCCCAGTCCACCGCCTGGCCTATTGCCCGAAAGGCCAGGTCTTCCGCTTCCAGGATCGCGTCGTCGACCGGCCCTTCGTCCGGCCTGTCCACGCGTTCCAAAGCGTCCACGACTCTTTGAAGGCGGTCCTGACGCCCAGAAGCGGTCTTCAACTTCTGGGCCGCCGCGACTTCTTCGCTGACAACTTCGCCAACCCGCCCCACGAAAAGGGCGTCAATGTCGTCGTTCATTTCAGGGATCGGAGCCTGGCCGGCCTGGACCATGATTGAATTGAATCCCGAAATGAACCGGCGCGCGTCTTCGTACCTGGAAAGGAAAGTGGTCAGATTCTTCGTCTTTTCCATTATTCCGGCCGATTCCATATAAAGGTCCCTGATCTGTTCCAAACGCCTTATTGTCGCAAGCGGGACCGGCGCGGCCTTCTTCGCCTTCTTCCTGAACAGATTCCACCCCATAAAAAGCCCCCCTGAATAGAAATCTATGGTTCATGCCAATAATATCATACCATAGTTTATGGTAACTTCAAATAGAATATTGCGAGTGACCATAAACAGGGGGACGAAAATGAAGAATCTGGTCTACTACGGACGGCGGAATATATGCGGGGAGCGCGTCAGAATGGCGCGCCTGGCGAAGCGCATTTCACAGGAAACCCTGGCGGCGAAAATGCAAACGCTGGGCGTGAACATAGCCCAGGACGCGATCAGCAACATCGAAGCCGGCCGCCGGCTGGTCATGGACTACGAACTTCGCGCCTTCGCGACTGTCCTTCAAGTCCCCATTGAAGAACTACTTGAACCGGAAGAAGAATAGACCCACGGAACGCCCTTCCGTGGGCCTTATTTTTTTACTTGACATTACGGTCTAAAAGGCGTAATATAGAAGCAGAACAGAGAAAGGCGGCGATTCAAATGAAATCCGGAAGCACAAAGAGCGAAACGACGATCGCGCGTTTGCGCTGTGAACGGGGGCTGACACAGGCCGCCCTGGCGAAAGGAACCGGCGTCAACATTCGGACGATCCAGAAGTTCGACAGCGGGGAACGGGGAATCGAAACCGCGTCCCTGGCCGTGGCGCTTCGGATCGCCGACTTCCTGGGCGTCCACCCGCGCGATCTGATCTGACAGCACAGCAAAGCCCCCACCCTTGCCACACGGCAAAGGCGGGGGCTGTTTTTCTTTACAGGGGGAAGGAACATGAAGAAGCGCAGATTCAAACACCTGTCCTGGAACGACCGCCTTCGGATCGAATCGTTCCTGAAATGTGGGAAGCGGGTCCAGGAGATCGCCGACGAAATCGGCGTCCACCGGAACACGATTTACAACGAACTGAAACGGGGCCGGTATATCCACCGAAATTCGGACTGGACCGAAGAAGAACGGTATAGCCCGGACATAGCCGAAGCCGCATACCGGGAAAACCTGGCCGCGAAGGGGCCTGGCCTGAAAATCGGCAAGGATCACCGCCTGGCCGCGTACATCGAACGCCGGATCGTCGAAGACGGCTATTCCCCGGCCGCCGTCCTGGGCGAAATCAAGGTCAAGGGAATCCAGTTCGACACGACGATCTGTGAAGCGACCCTGTATTCCTACATCAAGAAGGGCGTGTTCCTGACACTGGAAGCCGCCCACCTTCCCCGCCAGGGCATGAAGAAGCGCCAATACAAGAAGGTCAAGAAGGCGGCCGCCAGGCCGTCAGCCGGCCGGAGCATAGAAAAGAGGTCCCCGGAGATCGACGACCGCGCGGAGATCGGACACTGGGAAATGGACTGTGTCGAAGGCAAGAAGAAGACGAAGGAAACCCTTCTGGTCCTGACGGAGCGGAAGGCCCGGAAGGAAATCATGGTCAAAATGAAGGACAAGACCACCGGAAGCGTCGTCGCCGCCCTGGACCGCCTTGAACGCAGATACGGAAAACTGTTCAGCAAAGTATTTCAAACGATAACAGTTGATAACGGGACAGAGTTTTCTGACGTCGCGGGCCTGGAACGGTCGTGTCTTCACAAAGGGAAGCGGACGACCGTCTTTTACTGTCACCCCTATTCTTCCTATGAGAGAGGGACCAATGAGAACACGAACGGAATGATCCGGCGCTGGTTCCCAAAGGGGACCGACTTCGGGAAGGTGACGGCGAAGTCGATCCAGGCCGTCGAAGACTGGCTGAACGCATACCCGCGCGGGATTCTGGGCTTCCGCTGTGCCGACGACGTCTTCGCCGAAGCCCTGGCCGCCCTGGTCTAAAAAGTTTTTTCAGGTTTTTTACAATTTAATCTTGACTTTTGCGACCGCGAGATTTATTATTGACTTGTGCAAAGGTCATTCGACCCGCGCACAGGTCATTTTTTTATTTTCGGACGCGGAAAGAAGGTGAAAATGTGCCGAAGCAGTTCAAAACGGTCGAGTTCGAAGACCGGAAGAAGATCGCGACCATGTACGCGGCCGGGGCGATCGCCGCCGACATAGCCCGGCAGATCGGAGTGTCGGCGACCACCATTTACGCCGAGTTAAAGCGCGGCCAGGACGGCGTCACCCTGGACAAGAACTTCCGGCCGGCCTACGACCCGGACCTGGCCCAGAAACGGGTCCAGGAAAACCTTCGACGGCGGGGCCGAAGAAAGGGGCCATGATGAAGTATTTCCATTCGTGGAGCGGCGGGAAGGACAGCACGGCCGCGATTATACTTGACCACATTCACGGCCTTCCGCCTTCGCGGATCGTGTTCTGTGAAGTCATGTATGACCGGAAGAACGGAATCAGCGGCGAACTTCCTGAACACATCGACTTCGTGAAGAACATCGCGATCCCGAAGTTCACCGAATGGGGCTTCACCGTCGACCTGATCACCGCCGAAACCGACTACCTGGAAAACTTCTTCCACGTCATTTCCAAGAGCCGGAACGGAAACAACGGAAAAATGCGCGGCTTCCCGTTGAGCGGCCGCTGTACCATCAACCGGGACTGCAAGTTAAAGCCGATCCACGACTACTACAAGCGGAACGGCCTGAAACCGTCGGAATATACCCAGTATGTCGGAATCGCGATCGACGAACCGGAACGGCTTGAAAGGCTTCGCGGAACGAACAAAGTGTCCTTGCTTGAACGGTACGGCTACACCGAAAAAATGGCCCTGGAACTGTGTCGGGAACACGGCCTTCTTTCCCCGACGTACCAGCTCACGTCCAGGGGGGGGCTGCTGGTTCTGCCCGAATCAGCGACTTTCCGAAATGGCCCATCTGAAAGAGAGCTGGCCGGACCTGTGGGCCGAACTTGAACGCCTGGACAACGTAGAGGGCCGCGTCACAAAGGGCTTCAAGTACGGCGAAACCTTCGCCCAGGTCGCCCGGCGCGTGGAGCAGTGGACCAGGAACCGCGACCTGGTGGAACAGCAATTAAGCCTATTCGATAAACCGGAAAGGAGTGAACACCAATGAACAGCAAAGTCCGAAACTTCCGGACCGTGTGCGGCGTGATCGCGTTCTTCATGTTCTTTTTCATGCTGGGAGCGGTCGGAGCCGTCGAGAACAACGCGGTCCCCCTTCTGCCTGGCGCGATCCGAATCTTCGCGTCGCTGGGTCTGTGGGCTTTGTTTTCCTACCTGGCCGGCGCGTTCAAATGATCCGACGAAAGGAGTGAACCCCGTGAAATACAGCGCGAAGACCCTGACGCCCGTCCAGGTCGGACAGGTCGTGAAGGCCCTGGTCCTTCTGGGCGCGCGAAAAATCATCGTTGAAGAAGTAGAAAAGGACCGCTTCGTCGTCACCACAACAACCGAAGCGGCCCCTTCCAAAAAAGCCTAACTGCATTATAGCAGGGAAAGGAACGGTTTTCAATATGCCGAATCTGAATTTTTATGACACCGACGCCGTGAAGGCGTTCACCCTGGACGTCCTGGTCGAGAACGCGGAACTTCGCCGCGACCTGGACTTCGAGCGCCGCCAGTGCGCCGCCGGCGGGTCGTCCGCGAAGGACTATCGGGAGCGCGCCGAAAAGGCTGACGCCGCGATCGCCGCCGCTGTGTCCGTTCTGTCCAACTTCCAGAAGGCCCGCCAGGAAGGCGTCGAAACCGGCTGGCGTGACGTCGACCGTGTCGTCGGCGACGCCCTGGACATCTTGAAGGGGGGCGAAGCGAAGTGAATACCAGTCTGTACGAAATCAGCGCCGACTTCCTGAAAGCCCTGGACGGCCTGGAAGTGGACGAAGAAACCGGCGAGATCGTGAACTTCGACGCCGTGGAGTCCTTGAACGCCCAGTTCGAAGACAAGGCCGAAAGCGTAGCCTGTTACATTAAGAACCTGTCGGCCTTCGCCGCTGACCTGAAATCCGAAGAAGACAACCTGGCCGCCCGCCGGAAGACGGCGGAACGCCGGGTCGACAGCGTGAAGAAGTACCTGACTTCGTGCATGGAGTCCGTCGGCAAGGACAAGGTCGAAACCGTGAAGGCACGGATCAGCTTCCGGAAGTCCGTCCAGGTCCAGATCGAAGACGAAGCGGCCCTTCCGGCTGACTACGTCACGACCACCGTGACCAAGAGTCCGGACAAGACCGCGATCAAGAAGGCGATCCAGGGCGGACAGGACGTGACCGGGGCTTCCCTGATCGAGAAGCGGAACATTCAGATCAAGTAAAGGGGGCGGATCACATGGCAGGGAAAAAGACGGCCGGA